TTACGTGCTGCGGCAAAAATTCCGTTTTTTTCGACGGGGGGGGATCAGTCCCACCGTTCCTGCGTTACCGGTTTGTTCCGGCAGGCAAACGGCGTTTGGCTGTCCGGATGTTCTTCTTCGTGACAGCGTTTGCAAAGACTGATGAGCTGCCGCTTTCCGGTCTCTGGATCGTACAGGCTCAGTGCCAGCTCCGGCTGATCTTTGAGATGCTTCACGTGATGCACCAGCACCGCTTTTGTATACCTGCCCCTGGCTTTGCACTTCTGGCATTCGTACCGGTCCAGCCGCAGGGTTACTTCCCGTGCGTGCTTCCATGCGGCCATGGTATAAAACCGTTGTTCCTTTCCCTCTGCAACCCATTGCCGCAGCTGCCCTTCCTGCTGCTTCGTCATTGCCATGTCTCCCATAACAAAAGAGACCTGGCAATCTGCCGGTCTCTTTTGTGTCGTTCCTGTATTTCTTTTTTCCATAAAAAATCCCGAAGCAAATTACGCTTCGGAAAATTTTAGAATTATTTTTATATTTTGCTTGACTACCACGTTATAACGTGGTATAATAAAACCATAGAAAGGAGGTAAGCGAATGTGAGTAAACGACCGAAAAAAGAAAAGCTGTCAAAGAAAGATAAGATTGAATTGGCCATACAGGCCATAATCGCAGTGTCCGCCGTGATTACAGCAATCAAATCTTAACATGACAGCCCCGGAGGAGCAACCAAGCTCCTTCGGGAATTAGTATATCACATTTGCCAACGTATGAACACAAGAATTTTCTTAACGCTTATCTTGGCGGTAAACCTGACCATTTCCACATTGTGTCACAATCAGCTTTGGAATCGCCTTCTGATTCTGTGCAATGCCTCTGCATTGCTGCTTCTTATCGTTCGTAAGCTTATTGGAAAGGAGAAGTAACCATGAACCTTCGCACCATTCGTCAATCACAATCCCTCAGTGTTCCCGCGCTTTCTCGCCTCAGCAATGTCCCTGTACGTACTATTGAGGATATCGAACGGCGCGGAGACTGTAAAGTTTCCACCGCGATTCTCCTGGCCGATGCTCTTCGGGTATCATTGGACGAATTATGCAAGAACCGCAGTCAGGACTGACCGCGGTTCTTTTTGTTGCATACCATTCAGGAAGTAAACCGTACATACAGTGTATTGGACATTCTTTTACGATACTAATTATAGCACTTACAATTCGGCATTTTCGGCAACTTTCCTTTTTTCCAAAAATTTTTTGCATTTTCTCCTGGGATAGCTCTCATCGTATTCGCCCAACGCAAATGCTACCTGTTGCCAACTTCTGCCTTCCATGTATCGCAGACGGAAAATTCTCCGCAGCTCTGCATTCTCAATGCTGCTGATCCATGCTTCGATTGCCAGCATTTCCTGACGTACCTCTGCACTGTGCTTCTCGATTTGCCTTCGTAGCTGTCCTCCCCTGCTTTCATCAACCCCGCTGACAACCACGGTTCGCTTTATATAAGGGTGCTCCAACATCGAACCCCTTGTACTGTCGCTTGTTTCCGGCAGGTACTGCAGCTGCTCCTGCATCTCCCTCAATTCCTCTATCAGGTGTCTGGCGTTTTCCAGCCGTTCTTTCGTCATATTCCTACCCCCCCTTGTTTGTTCCATCACAAAATAGCCCGCTGTTCTTCTGCAGGTTCGTGACCTTCCTGTGCTTCTGTCGTTTCGGTGCCCATACCTTCCATGCGCAGCTGCTCCTGGCATTCCTCCCGCAGCCACTGCTCCCCGGCAAAGGCGGATACCTTTTTTCCTCTCGGCCAGATCGATAACCGCGGCTTGGCAGATAAGGACACAATGACGTATTCTAAGTACAGGTTGCCGGTCTCTGGGTGCTGTCCCCATACGATGCTGTCCTGGTCTATGTAATATCCTTTGGGCGGTTTCGGGTCTTTCAGTAACAGGGCGCTGGATACCTCCTCCTCTTTGATCGGTGGCCGTTGCACCGTCCGGCTGCAGCTGTACCTCTGCCTCTGCACCGCACCTGGCTCTCGGAAGGTCTTTTCCGTTTCTTTGATCAGATAGTTTGCCAGCTCCCGGTAGTCGCCGCTCTCATCAAGGACGGCACACCAGACAATCCCGTTTCCCCATATCTCCCGGATTCTCTGTAGTGTCAATCCCTGATTGACGATCAGGTGATGGTGGAGCCGGTGGTTTTTATATTCGGTCACGGTAATCCACTTCAGCTGTTTTCCTGCTTTTCGATACGCTCTCCGAAGCCGATCCAGAAAGTTCTTTAATTCCTTTTTGGCTTCCTGGGGTTTTTGGCTGTCCCGGTAGGTCAGAGTGATGTGCATGTCTCCTGGCCGGAAATTGTGGTGCAGCAGCATGCTCAGATTCTTTTGCGATATCCTTCGGTTGTACTCCTTCACAGAACAGGTTGTGACCTTCTGCTTTTTTCCTCTCTTTTTCCCCGGCAGCTGCTTTTTGCCCTGGGTGATCTTTATGTATCCGATGTTTCCGCAAATGCCGATCTGTCGTCTGGCCATGGTATGCTCCTTAGGTTAATGTTCTTTATCGAGAGAAATTCAGGCTTGCGCCTTACCGTTTGTTCCTTTATATATAGGTAGATTTCGTTTAGGGATAAGGGAAGGCCGAAGGCAGCTGCCTTCGGCGTGTGTTGTGTGTTATCTTCTGTTCTGCAGCAGCTTCATCAGTGCGTCGGCTGCTTCCTCCGTCAGGGTGATTCCCTTGCCCATTTTGCTGTGATCCTCATTCCAAGGCCGCAGGTCCAGCTTGGCCGGCTTGCCGTTCCAGACGATGCGGTTCAGTTCTGTCCGCCATCCGCCGGCACTTTCTTCGATTACGCCGAGGTGTTCTTTGATTTCGTAATTTATCATCAATGGTTCTCTCCTTTTGTAGTGGTTATCTTCGCCGCAGATCGTCTCGGATGGCGATTGCTGTTTCGATCAGGTACTTGTCCGCCTCAATGCCGGTATCGTCGTATTCTTCGGCGTGCTCGCCTGGCCTCCCGTATTTGCGCCATATCTCTTCCAGTTCTTCTTTCGATAACTGGTATGTATGCAGGCCTTTGAGTCCGTACTCCCGTTTGGGTTCTGGCCGATTTGCTTCGATTTCTTTTTGCTGTTTTGGTGCCCATGGAGTGGAGCGCCTGCCTGGTGACGGTATGCCCAGCTCGTTTCGCAATCGCCGAATCTGGCTGTGCATGGAGCCCGGCGCCCGGTCGAAACGCAGGGCAATCTCCCTGTTGTTGTAACCGGCCCGGATCAGCTGTTTGATGCTTTCATCGGTCATGGGATCGTTTCCTCTTCTTTTGCCTGTTCTATGGCCTGTAGCGCAATCTCGCGGGCAATGGCAGCTCGTACTACCGGATGTTGATTTAGATCATCTCCTTCCAGCCATTTATCTACAAACCACATGACTCCTTCCAATTCCATTTGTAGTTCTTCTATTCCTGCTTTCAGGACCTTAAGTTGTGTTTCCAGCGTTTCCATCTGCTCGATCAAAGTGTTATCGTTCATGGCCTGTTTCTCCTTTCTATCTGTTCTTTGTGCCGTTTCAGATACTCTTTCCAGCTTTCTTCTCTATAACTCCCACCATAAACATATCGTTGCGCAAATTCCTTTTGCATCGCATTCGGGATAATTCCTTTGCGTTCGTTGCGTTCTGCCTGTGCATACAGGTTAATCCCCTTCCAATGTTTGAGATGTTCTACCCGATATGCTGCATCTTCAATATCTTTGGTTACCAGCAGGTACACAAAAATGTGATATGGTTTTTTCCCATGCTTGTCCAAAAGCTCTACTGTATGGTCTATGGCTTGCAGCTGTGATATCTGATCGCAGGAGAAGCGAATAAAGCGTATCCATTGGAGGCGGGAAAGTATATCAGCGATTTCTTCTGTTACAAGCCGCGCATCCATTCCTTGATTGAGGTCTATCTGGTATCCTGTCCCAATCAAATCCGCCAGCTGTGAAATTCCGTATTCTGACGCAAGGATGTTATTGTCCAGCAGAACCAGCTTGTTTGTATCCGGACGCACCAACTGTTTCCATTTTCGATAGGGTTGGATTTTCCCTTCTTTCGCCGGAACCACACACCACGGGCAATGATTCGGGCAGCCTCGTGTTATGTAACCGATGGCATAATCACATTCGGGGTATATGCTGTAATCCGGAAAGGCCGCGTCGATTTCTGGTGGCAACGTTTGATTGATCGGTATATCCGCGTATCCAGTCCCGCCGCGGATTGCTGACGGCGGCAAATATAGGTTTTGGGGAGTAAAATCAAAAACTTTGCTAGAATATACCAAGTCATACGATAGAAGCGGATTCCACCATTCCACCGAATCTCCTAACGCTTTGTGATATGCTGAAATTTTCATCAAAGCGTAATTCGGGAATGTCTTATGTTTCAAGTATTCTTTCTCTGCATCATGAAGTGCTATTTGCATTGTAATTGCTCCATATACCAACTGCGGAAGGAAATAGTGCTCCTATCATCCGCTTTTCTCTTGCTTGATCCCCATAACCGCCCGAATGTCTTTACCATCAACCAAAAGCACGATATCTCCGCTCTGTATGCTGAGACATTCGCCGGACCGCTCGCTGGTATATCGCAACACCATTTCTTTCCGCTTGAATATTCCTCCCTCATGTTCGATGCCTTGAACCGTTTTTATTTTACAGCTCATATGCTTGTTACCTCCGTTATGTATCTCCCTGCCTGCAGCGCCGCTTCGTGGCTTTCGCATAAAAGATCGATGCGGCGGCCCTGAATGGCGGCTCCACAATCTTCTGCGATGTATTCCTTTCCATCAATCCGGATCACCGTACCATAGGGAATCACGGCGGGATCGACTGCTGCTGTCCGTCCGGGCGTTGCCCGCGTCCCGGTGGCCGTAATGCCGTTGGCGTAGGCGCCACAACACCGGCTGCAGGTGCAGTAATGCGTGATCTCAAAGGTTCCCAGACTGCTTGCGGGTTGTTCCGCCTTTGGAACGCTGGGAGGTACCTCTGTTGCCTCCACGGATTGCCGCAGCTCCATCAGCTGGTTGAGTGTATCCGTCTGCTGCATGCTAAGCTCGCAAAGCATGTGATAGCCTGTCCCTGCAGTAATCGCCCAGCCGGCGATCAATACCATCAGCAATGCTTTTACTTGCTTCCGCTGCCGACGCAAGCTTCGGCTATATATCCCTGTCTCTATGTTTCTTCTCTTTTGGTTCATATATAAATCCCCTTTCGTCTTCTGTGGTTCTATGCGCTGGCGTTGCTTCCCACACTCAGCGCTTCTATTTGTTCGGTGAGTATTTGCAGCTGTCTGCGGTAATGGGTTTCCGCTGCTGCTACCCCACGCCGCTGCCAGTTTTGGAGTTCTTCTGCTGCTTTTTGTACCTGCTGTTGTAATAGCCGTAGCTGTCGCTCCTGTTCCCGCTGCTCCTGGATTTTCCCGATCCGGTACCGGCACCAGAGATTGCTCACATCATCAGGACGGCGTTTGTACTCGCAATGGCTGCACACATCGTCATGCAGTAAGGTTTTCTCCCTGGGACAATACGTCATTACTTATGCCTCCAGTGCCGCCGTCCGGACAAGGCTGCGTTTGATCTTGCACTGTCCTTTGGCGTTGATGGCGATCTCGATTTTGGTATTGCCGATCTGGATGGCAGCTTTGTCGATTTGATCGTCTAACACCAGATTGCCCGCAGCTTCCAGCCAGCGCTGCAAATTCTCATCGACAGCGGCAAAACCCATCTGCGATGCGCCCTCACCTGCAATCTTCTCAATGTTGGCAAGCAGCTTCCGTTTTTGTTCTGCTTTCTGTGCGCCGCCGCAGGTACAGTCCGCTGTGATCTTATGGTTGGCGTCGGTCTGATCCGCTGCCATGACCGGTCGTATTTCCCCGCAATACTGGCAGGTGCCTTCATAGGTCTGCATTTCTATCATTCCTACCATGGATTTCCCCTTTCTTCTGTACGTTTATTTCATCGTTGCCTGCTGTCCCCGCAGAGCTCCTTCCCGTTCTGCGAAGTGCTGGCAATGCTGCTCTGGCATTCGTTTTTTATTTCGTGGATATACGCAATGTCCGCTGTAGCAAGCTACATAACCGCCATAGGTGGCGCTGCTTCTCACGTAATGCTGGTGGTAATATTTACAATTCGCACAGACTTCCCCTACAAAATTCAGCTCCATTATCATTGTGTTTCCTCCTTTGACCGTGGTATAATTTTTTATTAAACCCTATTCTTTTTAACCATCATTTTGATGGTGTTCTTGTTTTGTATACTATACCATCAAAAAGATGGTGTCAAGGGAGGAATTATGGAATTTCATAAAAAATTGCAGCTTCTTCGCCAATCAGCCGGATATACACAAAAGCAGATGGCGGAACGGCTTGCAATCGCCCCAAACGCATATCAGCAATATGAATATGGAAAGCGCGAACCGAATATTGAAAAGCTGCTCATGCTTTCTGCTATTTTGAACACGTCTCTGGATTCTTTGTTGTGTCGTGAGGACTGGATAAAATCTCACGGAGGATTCTTTGATGAATAGAAAAGAGGTCCTCTAATCTATCCCAGGTATCAATTCTTCCGATCCGTTTTCCGTATTCAATTTGTTGATACGCATTTTCAGTGATCCCTAAATACTCTGCCACCTGCTTCTGTGTCAAGCCCGCTGCCTGGCGGGCTTGTTTCAAATTTGCACGCATGGTTGTTTCCTTCCTTAATCTGCAATTTTATGGTTGGCGTCGGTCTGATCCGCCGCCATGACCTGTCGGATGTCTCCGCAATACTGGCAGACGCCCTCATAGGTCTGCATTTCTATCATTCTTACCATGCTTCGCTCCTTTCTGTTCCCGGCCAGTAGTCGGTATAGTTCTTGCCGATGAGCAACATCCACTCTTCCCGGGCCTGCGTAGCCGTCAATCCTTCTTCCTGCAGCTGCGCCTCAAAACGTTCCTGGCATTCCTGCCGCAACCGGCGGTTTTCTGCTTGCGCCCATTCGCTGCAATTCTCCTGCAGTTCCCTGTGATGCACCGGGCACAGATCAATCTGAAATTCGTGGTCGATGCTGTTTTGCCGGTTTACGCCGCCGAATATCTCGTGGCGCTCTGCATAAGGCGTTCCGCAATATGCGCAGATGCGGTCGCATTTATGCTTCCAGCCGTTGGTTTTCCTCCGTTTCTTTTTGTCGTGGGGCTTGGGAAACAACAGCCCGCTGGTATCCATCATGGTGATCTCCTCTCTTTTTGCGGCAGCAATGCGGGCAGAGATATCCGCCGGCTGACAGTTGCATGCCGGCGCTCACGTTCCAATTCTGCCCACAGCGGCGGCATATCTCATATCTGGCGCCTGTGTAACGGCTACTTGTCCGCGGCGATGGTTTTCTCTTTTGCATGGCTACAATCTCCTTCATCCGCCTGTGCAGCGGATTCCTGTACCATATTCAGGGCCTGCATTTCTGCGCGGTACACAAAATCAAAGGATTGCTGCAACAGCTCGTAGGCGGTAGTCAGATCGTCAGAAGCGACAACTGGCAGCTTCCGCAGCTCCCGAAGCATGGCCATGCGGTGGTTTTCCAGCACGGCAATACGCATGGCGATTACGGTTTCTGTATTCATAGATTCCTCTCTTTCTGAAGTGCTGAATGGACACGGCGACGGTTTTTGTCTTGTTTTGTTTTCTTTGTCATGATACAGTGTAACTAAAGGAGAAACTCTGATGAAAAAATTTGAAAAACAGCTCAAACTCATACAGTCTGAAATCGCACAAAACGAAATCGTATTGACCGGCGATCTTGATATCAACGACTACGATCTGAACTATCCCGTAGCAAAAAAACTAATCATGATGGAACCTGCCGGGGATAATCAGTTTTATGTGCTTCTTGACGACTTAGGCTTCACGTACTTTGATGATAAAAAGGAACAAATCAAATTGGCTTTCCTTCACTGGTCGATCAGTATCGTCGTTGCTGTTATTTCTGCTGTCTTTGGTTCTGTGATTACTCTTGTGATTCAGCATACCTTAAGTTTGTAAATCGTTACCGCTACACCTATCAGCACCCAGACCAATGTCCAGAGACACCAGTCAATCGGTGTTTCGATAAATTTTCTTTTCTTCATTTTCTTGCACTTCTCCTCCAGCGTACATTTCTAACATCAGCCGATGTACCTGCCCGATGATCTCGCCGGTAATTTCTTTGATGCGCTGATAGATGGCATCTAATCGGTTCGAAACCTGCTCTGCCTCCGGCAGGTTCATGGAGCCCATCGGCTGCCAGCCGAGCTTCTTTTCTTCTCTGCGCAGCGCTGCAAACTCTGGGCCGTATTGCTGCACCAGCTGCGCGACCTCGCAGAGGATTGTTTCTGTGCTGGTTGTCTCCCGGCAGCCTCCTGTGGTTCTTTCTTCCTGCATACTTGTAATTCTCCTTTGCTCTGCTCTTTTATCGATCTAATCGTTTACTTTGGCCCATTGATCCCCTTGCCTCCTGAAGATGCTTTTAATTCGGTCATCATAGTAGACATAAATATAAAAGCCATCTGTAACCCGAGGCGGATATTCCCGTTTTCCTATCAGGATTTCATCGCTTTTCACACCCGTCATGCTTTGCACTTTCTGTATTAAGTCATTCACTTGTGGGTATGTTTCAGGAATAACCACTGCCCCACGTTCTCCTTTCCAGCACACGCTATCACCTCCTTTTCACCGTTTACCGCCAGCGATCTGCAGCAGCGCTTGTTCCTGTTCAAGTGTTACGCATACGCTCCATAATTCGCTCCGCTACGTCTGGTATGAAATACTTCGGATATTTTCCAGAGCTTTCGCATTCGAGACCTTTCAGGAGCTCATTCACTTTACTTTCCGCCCTTCCCCAATACCTGCAAATTGCAGATTTCGTCATAAATGACGATGGGCATTTCTTCTTGCTGCTACGAGTCTCCGATTCTTCTTTTACAAATTGCTTCATGTCACGAACCAGTTCTTGCTTCGTCATCCGACATTTCCCCTTTCTTAATTCTTCGTTCCAATCTGGATCGCTCCAGATAGCCACTCAGCCACGCAGACAGGTTGGCCGACGTGTTTTCGTCCTCTGCGATTTTTTCAATCTCTGGAACAATGTCTTTCACTTCCTGGAAAATCTTGTTGCTTTTCATGACTCGCCTCCTTTTGTTGCTTTCATGACTATATTATGACTGTTTCAGTCTTTTGTCAAGATAATTTTTGTGTGTATCACACATTTTGTTGACACGCGGACTTTTTGGTGCTAATATGGTTTTGAGAAAAAGGAGGGCTGACATTGAACAAGCGCTTAAGATTACTACGTAAAACCTTAGATTTAACACAGCAAGAATTTGCCGATAAGATTGGTATGAAGCGTAATACAATCGCAAATTATGAAACCAACAGAAACGAGCCCAGCAATTCCGTTATATCTTTAATATGTCGCGAATTTAACGTTTCTGAAACTTGGCTTCGTACTGGTGAAGGTGAAATGTTTATCGAGGTGGACGCAGATAAAGAACTGGCAACCCTTTTTGCAAAGTTTGCTCAGTCTACGATTGTGAAGAATGATCCTTTCACGAAAACTATATTAATCGAAATTATGAAATTTATGGTTGAGGCTACGGAAGAAGAATGGATTCCGATAAAGAAATTCATTAAGAAGCTTGCAAATACGATTGAATAATAAAGGATCAAAAGGTTACGCTTTTTGCACATGAGTAGAGATGAATAGATAACCGGAATAGGGGTAGTCTCATGATACTTACTAATGAAGAGTTTAACAAATTATTACAATTAGAAAAAATTTTTACCGACAATAGGTACTGTAGATTCGTTTGAATTAACAGATGTAAATAACCGCATTCCTTTTCTATTAGATATAGATCGTAGAGGTAAAATTGAATTGTCGAAATATAAAATACAGAATCGGTATGCTGTGACAGAAGTTTTAGTAAGAATAGATATAGATTCTCCTCCACACATTAATCCAGACGGAACAAAATTATCACGTAATCATATACACATATATAGAGAAGGGTTTGGAGATAGATGGGCATACGAGCTGAAGGATTTAAAAGATACTAATTTGTTTCAAAATATTTGTACTTTCCGAAATGTTTTTAATGATTTTTGTAAATATTGTAATATATCTCTTGATAATAAAGAAATTCAGGATGTGATATGATGAAAAGCATAGATTTCAAAAAAAATTATATTGATTGGCTTAACGAAAACATTGAGCAGCATAAAATTAATAACTCTATATATAAAATTTCTCTTCCATTTTTAGATATTCATAATGATTATATTGAACTCTACATTGTCGAAACGGCTAATGGGCTTAAACTCACCGATGATTCATATGTTCTTAATGATCTCATGTTATGTGGGTGTGACATTTTTTCTACCAATAGAAGAAAAGCTATTTTTAATGAAATTATCAACTCACATGGAGTATCCTGTTCTCCTTCTAACGAACTATTTACTATGACAAATTTAAGTGATTTGCCACAAAAAAAACATATGCTTTCTCAATGTATACAAAAAGTGAGTGACTTGTTTTATTTATCACAGCCAAATATAAAATCTCTGTTTCTTGAAGATGTGCAATCTTTTTTAGACAGAAATGATGTACGATATATGCCAAATATTTCGTTGGTAGGAAAAAGCAAATTACCAACAAATTATGATTTTGCCATTCCAAAATCAAAGCAAGCTCCAGAACGCATGATAAAAGTGGTTAACTCTTTAACACGTGACTATGCCAAAACAATTATTTTCAGTTGGCAAGATACGATTAACACCAGGCCTGGGGATTCTCGACTTTATACCTTTATTCACGACACCGACCGAAAAGTGTCCTCTGATGCGCTTGCTGCTCTATCGGAATATTCTATTTCACCGATTGTTTGGTCTAAAAGAGATCAATTCGCCTCTGCATTGATAGCTTAAAAACAATACCAAAGATATGAAACTGGATTGTAACTACTGTGCAGGACATGCATTGTATCAGAAAAGATAAATTTCATCAAAAAATTGAGAAACCCCGGAGCGACTCCCATATGTCATGCATGCTGGTAGTTCACCTTCACTTTATCCGGCGTCATTTCTCGTTTATATTATACACAACTCCAACAGAAAGCACACAACCTTTTTCATTCTGTAATCAAAAAGAGAACAACCGCCTCCCGCGCCAACGGAAAGCGGCTGCGATACAGGGCTGCAATGATACAACCTCTATAAATCAAGATACATTGTACCATTTCGGCCCAAGAAAATCAAGTCTCGGGCATTTTTATGCCCAAAAATAAGGAGAATGGTACAATGATTAGAAAAACATTTACATTTGAAGGGCGACGGTATTCTGTATTTGCCGAGACCAAAGAGGAGGCCATCGCTAAAGCTGCATTGAAAAAGCGTGATCTGGAAGAAGGCCGTATGCAGATCACTAAAAACATGATTGTTAATAATTGGTTTGATCTCTATGTTGAAACTTATCGAAGGCCTTCGATTGGCGACGGAGCTTATAAAGATTTATTAAGTCAGTACAAAGTGTGGATTAAGCCCAATATCGGAAATTTGCAGCTGAAAGATGTAAAAGCTCTGCAATGCCAAAGCATCTTAAATAAAATGAATGGAAAAAGCAAGACGCATATTATAAAAATCAAGCAGTTATTATATGGTATCTTTGATGTAGCAATGGATAATCATCTTATTCTTAATAATCCAGCAAAAAAATTAGTAATTCCAAAATCTGAATCCGGAACGCATCGTGCACTTACAAAACAAGAACGATCTGTTTTACTTCAGGTTGCTGATACAAACAAATACGGCCTTTGGGTTAAAGTGATGCTTTATTGTGGTTTGCGTCCTGGTGAAACGGCTTACTTAATGGGACAGCATATAGATTTGAAGCATAACAAACTTTATGTAGATGGCACAAAAACGAAAGCGGCAAAGCGATGGGTCCCTATTCCAGAACCACTTGTTCAAGATTTTCATCGAATAAAGCTTGTCCCCTTTCAGTATCTATTTACAAATGCAAACGGCTCCCCAATAAATCGTACAAATAGACGTCGAATGTGGAACAGTATCACGCGCGATATGAACATACTGATGGGTTGCAGAGTTTTTCGCAATGAAGTCCTTCCGCCATTCTGGGTAGCGGATGATCTTGTTCCATATTGCCTTCGCCATACATATTGTACCGACCTTCAGGCTGCCGGCGTTCCCATCAATATTGCTAAAGAATTTATGGGGCATTCTGATATATCCACAACAGCAAACATTTACACTCATAGTTCTGATGAGGCCGTCTCAACGGCAGCAGCTTCTATCAATGCGTACCAACACTTACTCCAGGCCGCTAAAGCCGTAAAATAAATGCTGTGCAGTATGATGTGCAAGTGAACCCGAAACCTGTTGAAATTACTACAAACATGTAAATTTTCCTAAACCGTGCGTCGGGTGTTCGAATCGCCTCTGGGGCACCATCAAAAAACACCGCAGAAACGTTGGATTTTCAATGTTTCTGCGGTGTTTTATTTTCGTCAAATCCACCTCTTTTTTATGCTTCATCTCCGCTATTTTCCGCTAAGTGCACCTACTAAATGTGCACCTAAGTGTGCAGTTTTTAGTGTGGGAACCCCATGACAAAGTCATATGTCCATTTCAAAATGTGCTCATCTTCAGAGATGATTTCTATTATTTTAAGTATTCTCCAATCCATCGTCTTTTCTACATGCCGCTTTTCGATTTCAGTGGTATTGTCGCCTTTTCCTGCGTGTTTCACATCGCTTCACCTTCTTTATTTTGCCACATCAACAACACCAAAAACACTATTGCGAGATTCCTTGTTCCCATTATAGCGAACATATGTTCTCATTTCAACTATATTCTATTGGTTTTATTTTACAGTGCATGTCTTCTCCTTTCCTTCTCTTGGTGGATTTCCTATATATTAAGTAGACAAAAAATCCAACTTTATTTTTGCCTTTTTGACCTCTCCAAATCTTTCCTCTAATTCCTGTAAATATATTACTTTTACTTATTGCAAATATTGAAAAACCAATGTTTTCTATTTGAAATCCCTGGAAATTATGTAATCTTACTTGCAAAAATGTACTTAGTGCTGCAAACATATTATTCGATCTCTCTTTTTTGAGATATGGTGACCTTGCTTGAATCTTTTCTACTTTGATAGCTATAAACGTATTCCCAGTGCCCACTCAAATACTTTGTGATCATCAAGCTTTCAAAGTAATATTCCTCTGGAACGCTTTCGGGTGGCTGCAGCTCTGGTAGAAACCTCTGTCCTATCTCGATCTGTTCCTCATTCCAAATCATTATGGACTGGCTCATCTCATCTAACATGGCTTCATCTATCTCCCTATGGCTGCATATTCGGTAACCGTCGCCTTCGTATGTGTAGCGCTGATCCTGTGAGTAGTCGAGCATGTCGCTTCTGGTCCAGCAGGCGAAGGTGCAGGTTCCTGCGATTGTTATCGCTGTCCAAAGTAAAACAAGTATGATTTTATGCATGTGTAACACTTCTTTCATGCCCCGCCAGATCGTTTCACCTACAGTTACATTATACCTTATTTGTTGGGTATATTAAGGCTTAAACAAGCCCTCTATAATCAATATGAGGGATATCAGGTGAACTATGATTATTTATGATCCGCTTTGGGCTACTATGAAAAATAAAGGAATTACTACTTATTTCCTGATTACAAATGGAATCAGTAAGGGTACGATCCATCGTCTGAAGCATAACCTTCCGGTTTCTACGCAGACAATCGACTCCCTGTGCCAGCTGATTCATTGTAAACCCGGTGAAATTTTAGATTATATTTCTAATGATACATGAATGTAGTTTTATTTTAGATAAATTATATCTAAAAGTCAATCGTTCATTTCCTGTCTGGTTATACTCTGAGAAGGAGTATTGAAATGAATCGAATTAAAGATTTACGAATTGATCACGATCTGACACAAACAGAAGTAGCTGCTGCTATCGGTATCACCCAAAGAAAATATAGCTACATTGAAACTGGAACCCAATTAGTAACGGAAGATATTTTGATTTCGTTATCTCAATTTTATGGTGTCAGCGTTGATTATATCCTTAGACTAACCAATGTGAAAACCTCTTATTCTGAAAAATGAGGACCATCAGACAAATTTTATATTTTTAATTCTTACTTTTGAAATCAAAAAGCACTTGCAAATTTCCTGCAAGTGCGCGTATAATACTTATAGAAAGGTGCTCACCGGTAAACGGTTAGCCCGAAATCATTAACTGTTTAGATAAACCGCAATGTTTCCGAGGCACGGCGGTTTATTTCTTTTTTGTGATGTTGTATGTAATGAAAACAACATTGACCAGAAGCGCCAAAAGCGTCAGAATCTCCATTGTTGACATACGCATCACCTCCCTTCCGGAGAAGGGCTAACCGCCTACCGTTTGGCAAGCACCTTGCATTCAGTGTAGCATACTTCAGCTGGACTCGCCAGAATAATTTGTCTGTTGCTTCCAAAAACCTAAAAACGCCAGGGATTGCTCCCAATGTCATTTAGTTAGAGAATTACTTTGTTAAGTTAAGGTTAATCGGAAATTGCATATTGAAAACTGAATATAGGGCAGAACAGCTTTTTAAAGTTTGTACAAAAAAATATCATTTTCCCTATTGACTTTCGAGCGTGCATTTAATATACTTTATGTGTGCTTAAAAGTGAGGTGATGAAAATTGAGTCCACGCACAGGCAGACCAAAAGTAGATAACCCTATCAATATACGGACAAGCGTTCGGCTTGACAAAGAAACTGATGATAAGCTGAACCAATACTGTATAGAGCATGGAATCACAAAAGGAGAAGCTATCAGAAAAGGGGTTCATCTTCTTTTGAAAAAAGAAAAATAGAGGTTGCTCCCACTTCCAATGATTGCAACCTCTATACACATCACTTCCAAAAGGGAAATGATAAATCTATCATATCATTCTCTTTCGGAAAATTCAAGTAGAGAGGCGTGATGATATGCAGACGATAGAACAGACATTAGACAGCCGAGAAGTAGCCGAAATGATAGAAAAAGAGCATAGCAAGCTGTTGAGAGATTTGCGCAGATATGAGGAACAATTTATTGAAGCCAAAATTGGATTCAATGATTTTTTCCGAAATTCAGAGTATAAAGACAGCATAGGAAGGACGCTCCCTTGTTACAAGGTTACAAAAAAAGGCTGTGAATTTATCGCCCACAAGCTGACTGGAACAAAGGGAACCATCTTTACAGCAAGATACATAAACCGCTTTCACGAAATGCAGGACATTCTTTCAAAGAAAGAGACTGAACTGGAATTACCGTGGTTTATCCACAGATTTAGGGGAAGATATATCATGCTGTTTCGTGACTTCAAATCACTAACCGGAGTAGAAATTTTTGGAAACTACACCTCAATGAAAAGACCGGACAGATTACAAGGCGGTCTTGACTATAATGGTTGGGGATGGTACACAACAGTCAACATGGAGGAATTTAAGAAAGAATATGGTTTTGACTATGGGTCTGATAAATGCATGAATTATCTTTATCCACGTGGAATCAAAAGAGCATTGGAGATATACAGACGAGAGCGTGGAAGAAAGATAAATCAAGAATCCTATGATATGATTGCAGACGGATTAAAGTCTATCGAACCACCTAAGAAAGAGATAGCAGTAGATAAACATTATGGTTTGCCTGTTCGTATCAATATAGTTTTGGGGGAGGAATCAATGCAGATAGAAAATAATATAAAAATACAAAATATTTAATTCAAGAAAAATATCTGAATTTTCACAATAAGCGAACACAGGTAAAAATAAAGAATAACAGACAACAAGAAATACTTTGAAAGTGGCAGTTCTGAGGAAAATTGGAACTGCCACTTTTTATAATTTTAAGATAGTCTATGAAATTTTTCTTAAATCACATTTTTTGATTTAATAAATTTAATTTTTTTAATTTGAAAGACAATTTCCAAAATACCTTAACTTAACAGAAAATTATTTTAGCTTAATGACATTGGGATTGCTCCCCAGCGTTTTGTATTACGTGCGTTTCAAGCAAAGCAGGCGAAATGTCTCGCGGCCTTTCGGGGTAATCAATGTCTGGGTGCCACTCCATTCCGTTGCTCTGTTAAAACATTCTTTTATAGCAAATAGCCCTTTGTCCACATACTGTGCATAAGGCATCAGTCTGCCCTTCTTGTCTCGATAAAGATATTGTTTTTCGATCAAAAATTGAACGAATGCCTTTTCCTTGATGGAAAACTCTTTTGCCGTCTCCCTAATACTGGTAAGTAAATTACGTTCCACCAATTCGTCAAAATATTCCGCTTTGGGCCTCATTGCATTTGCCTCTTCCGCCAATACTGCATTTGTTTCTTGTAATCCCTTATTTCTTTCCTGTTCCTCTTTTAGAGTCGTACAAAGGTAAATCATCGTATCTGGATTCAAAATCGCTGCTTCTAATGTTTCTGGTGTTAGATAAGCTCCATACTTGCGAATAGAGGGAATCACTTCATGTGTAATCCAGCGCTTAAATTTCTTTGCCTCCGGCTTGCGACTGCTAAGAACTAATGTGTATAATCCTGATTCGTTGACTGCGTTTACTGGTTTTCCGTTGCTTGCACCCTCGATAGAAACGAGGGTGCGCTCATCACTATCCAATCGACTGACTGCGTCACTTGGATTTCCAATTTCTAAAATTCGGCATACATCTGCAACGATAAACCATAGTCCTTTATCTTGCTCTATGACTCGTATTTGTCCAAATTCTGGATTCTTAAAAATTTTTAATTCTTTTTCCATAAAGCCCCTCGCTTTTGATTTTACTCCATTCTTTCCCTATCTCGTTTCATAAATATACAGTAAGACTTCTTGCTTATTTGTCTTTTCTCGGTGTTTCATACCCCAGCGCCTGTCGGCTGTCAGATAGTCCGCTTGTGGTGGGGTCGTTGATGTAGCCCAGCGCAGCCACAATAACACACCCCACTGCAAAGGGATTGCTGAGCAGTGCCCTGACCTGCGCATACAGGATTGACCAGCTGGTTAAGCTCTCCGGCGATACACCGACGGCGGCCAGGATCACAGCGATCAGGCCGAGCCAGAAATATGGGTTCTTTATGCGTACTTTCCAGTTTAGTTTCATGGATATTCCCTCCTTTTCCTTTATGCTATGTTACCACTTAACAGCCTTGCAAAGACGGGAATTGCTGCCTCATAATATCGCCAGGTATCCACCTCTTTGCTGCTGTACTCGGATTTGCTTCTTTGGTATTCGCCATAGGCCGATTGCTTCAGCTGGTTCTGGTTTGCGATGTGTCCTACTCTGTTTGCTGAAATACCAAACATATCTCCAATTTCCTTCGCAGAATAGGTTTTCTGCACCGGTTTTGGTAACGGCAGCAATTCCTCTCCGGACAGCGTTTCCGCCGCCTTGGATACCAGCACGCTTTTGTATGTAGATGACAGTGTATCTACTTCTGCCAACTGTAAATACAGCTTGGCCGCCCTGGCCTTGGCATTCATCAGCATAGCTTCTGCCCGCTTTTTGCGTTCTTCCGCCGCCGTGTCCTGTTCTGGCATCGTATACGTGCCAGTCTTTCTAAGTGTTGGAAGTACCTCGGATGTGATCCAGCGTTTGAATCGTTTTGCGTTTGGCATCTTGCTGGAAAGAATCAGGCTGTAAAGGCCGGATTCGTTGATAAGGACAGGCGTTTGCTCTCTTCCGATGGAGTCACGAATCGTTACCCCATCTGTTTTATCCTCTTCGTCTACATGATCGAGGATCGCCTTGCGTGGATTGGTGTAACCAAGAATTTCTGCTACATCCTTCCCAACAAAATATGGTTCCCCATTGACTTCTACTGTCCGAATTTCTCCAAACTCCTGGTTCTTAAAAATTTGTAATGGATTTCTCATAACTCAGTTCTCCTTCTCATTCCATTATGAAATCACAATCATTTTGCAAAGATGCACTGACTACTCTTCGTCGATTTTCCCTTCTATTCTGTCCAGGCGATGGGTATTCGACTTCGCCCGTTCCTCCACCTTGTACATACGTTCGACCAGTCCATTGTGCTTGTCCACTTTCTTTTCCAGCGAAGAAAGCCGCGCCAGAATCGTTCCCGCCATCGCAGCAAGCCCCAACAGATAAATGACTAAATCCTGTGTTAATTCCATGGTTATTTCCTCCCGTTCAGAATCATCTGCGCTACCTGCTCGCGGGTAGTGTACCCCTTCGGCCGGCTGCCATCGACAATGCCTTCCGCTGTGGCCTGTGCCCAGCTTTTCTTCGCCCAGTTGGACGGTTCCTGCCCCTCTCCGCTCAGCTTTTTGTTGATTTTCTCTTCAATCAGTTGTTCTAACTCTTGCTTTGTCATGTCCAAACCCTCCTCTTGTATGTTTTTTAGATAGCTTTCCGGGTTGATTGGTGTTCCGTTCTTTCGCAGCTCGAAGTGCAAGTGTACGGCAACCTGTAAAACCGCTTTATCCGAGCTGTTTCCCATCACGCCGATGGTTTCTCCTGCCTTTACGGTTTGTCCTACACCGCGGGGCGATTTTTCGGCCAGGTGCTGATATAATGTAGACCAGACACCATTGTGCTGGATCACCACGACCCAGCCCCGATATTTATTCCAGTAGTTCGCACTGACCGTTCCGCCGTGCACCGCCAGAACGGCCGTTTGTAGCTTGGAAAAGTCCCTCCCCAGATCAATTCCCTGATGATAGGTGGAAGCACCCTTGATGCCGGTATTGCGCGGGCCGAAGTGGCTGGTAATGCGCAGCGGTCCGTCGATGGGCAAACTTCTGAATATCATGTCCGATCCCCTCCTTTATTTTTCGTCATAGCATAGTGCAATTTTACTGACACTGCCTGCTGATGCAATGCTGCTGTAATTTTCGTTGTAAAAAGCCGTGAAAATGAGGATATCCCCTTTGCGAACGCGCAGACTGAATGTCAGCGTTTTTGTGGTGCTGCCTACGTCTTTTTGAACCAGCTGTGCCAGGTTCGTTGCAATTTGCATGCTTGCTTCGGCCACTGTTCCCACTGGTAACATCGCATCCGCAACCGAACCGTGAATCGGGCGATACCCGCTATTTTCCCTCGTTTCATTGAACGCATAATTCAGGACCAGATATACCGATTTACTGCTGCTTGCTGTCTTGGAAACCGTTGCCGTTATCTTTACCTTTACCGTACCATCTCTTCTGCAGATAAAGGGATCATTCAGAATGCAAGATTTCAAGGAAACGGATGATGAGCTGTTTTTAATTGCCGTCAGCGGAACATTTACTTTTTTATTCAGTAGAATGCTCCGTTCTGTATTGCTGGGGTAATATATTTTTTCATCAGCGACTGCGGCGGGTCCTCGTATATTTCCGACATACGCCCACTTTGCAACGGTGGCAGCGCCCGCCGTCGTACATTTATATACATTCCCTGTGGATGTGTTCAGATACATGTCATTGACTAAAGCAGAAGAAACACCTGATCCGGAAAAAATGGTTCCTGTGGTTGCTGTTCCTGTGATTTTTGTGCCGCTATACCATTGCGATCCTCTGGTTCCGGTTGCGCCAGTCGCACCTTTGGCGCCTGCAGGACCTTGTGGACCAGTTGCGCCCGTCGCACCTTTGGCACCAGCAGATCCCTGCGGACCCGTCGCACCTGTCGCGCCTTTGGCGCCGGTAGCTCCGGTTGGCCCCTTGATGCTCCCTGTATATACCCATTTTGCTGCAGACGCTGCTCCTGCTGTTGTACACCGATACACGTACCCTGTGGATGTGTTCAGATACATATCTCCTACCATCGCCGAGCTGACTCCGGAGCTGGAAAAGACTGTAGCCGTTGTGGAGGTCCCGGTAATGCCAGTTCCCGTATACCAGATTGTCCCCCTTTGGCCTGTTGCGCCCTTAGCACCCGCCGGCCCCTGCGGCCCGGTCGCACCGGTGTCGCCTTTCGGACCCTGTGCGCCGGTGGCTCCTTTGGCCCCTGCCGGTCCCTGCGGACCCGTCGCACCTATGTCTCCTTTTGGCCCTTGCGGGCCGGTCGCGCCGGTATCCCCTTTCGCACCCGCAGGCCCTTGTGGTCCAGTCGCACCGGTGTCGCCCTTCGGACCCTGTGCGCCGGTGGCGCCGGTATCCCCTTTTGGCCCTTGCGGGCCAGTCGCGCCGGTATCTCCTTTCGGGCCTTGTGGGCCGGTCGCGCCGGTATCTCCCTTTGGGCCTTGCGGGCCCTGCGCAGCTCCGACCACTTCGCCGTTTTGATTGATGACAGTCTTCCAGGTTGCTCCTTCATCGGCTGAATATTGCAATCCTTCTTGCCCAAACCGAAACAGGATGTTGGATGTTTCTACGTTCTCGCCGTCGATGCAAATATATAGCCCCTGTTCGCGCAAAGAGGCAATCCCATCAATCAGCGTCATAATCTGCTTTACGGATAGATTTACTGTATGGGATAGCACAGAGCCTTTGGTAATGGATGACAATACGCTGGGCATAAAGTCTCCCAGTTCTATCTTATCGTATCGCTTTGCCAGGCAATCGTATTGATAAGAGATGACCTTCGCCCGTTTGTAAATCCCCATCTTGGAATTTGCTACAGTGACGATATCGCCCAGGCGCACCTGTTCCAGCTGCTTGTATTCCTGATATTCCTCAGTCTTGGACAGTTCCTGAAAATTGACCTTGATATTTAGCAGAGGCAGGTCGCCGCCCTGCGCAAAGTAGTCTTGCGCCATCTGCCGCAAATCGGCCTGTGTTTTGGCGTCGCTGTTTTCCAGCACCCGGATTTTGGGATATACGTATTCGCCAATTCTTGGGCTATCCACGTATTTTGTTCCCGATAGCCGTAGCCCGTGATTGCCGATGGGATAAATTCGGGTGGCCAACTGTGCGCTGTCCTCCTCCACTTCCAGGCCGATCAGGTTTTTTCGGTAGGCAATGACAACGCCCTTTTCCTTCCCCAGAGCCTGCAGCCATTTCACCTGCCACATATCCCGCAGCAGTTCCCCTCCAAACGTGCCGGCAAAACTTTTTAAATCGTCGCCTGTATCTCCCAGCATGGCAATTACCGGATTGACATCCGAGGCTAATAACTCCCCTGTGCCGGAAATATTCGTCGTAAAGGTAAACGGCATCTCTACAGCCAGCGCTTCTTGTAATGCCTGCAGCGCTTCCTGTGCTGCCACTTTTCCCGTGGAAAGCGTGCATAGATTGTCTAAAAGATCATAAAACACGTGTCGGGCTTTGACTTCGATTCCTGTCATCGTTGGATTGATATAATAAATGCGAAAGGGCTGCCTCCCTGAAGGTCCTTCTGCAACAATGATATGTTCCTGCTGCAGCCGCTTCCATTTTCCCTGCGGATCATATGGATGCGTCAGATTCAGCTCATATTGTCCATTGAGTTCTTCTGTGATGTAGCAGCTCTGTGGTAGTAACGTACCTAATCCCAGCGATGCAAATGCCATTTCCTGTTTGCCATAGATCGTAACCATGGATGATTGCCTCTTATGATTTTAAACGAAATGATGCCGAAAGCTCGTGCGGCTGCCACTGCAGGGACGTGATGGGGTTCGCGTAACATTCATATACATTGCCATCTTCTGTATCTCTTACTGCCATGCCGACGGATACGTCCATGTTCAGGACAGAAGGATAAATACCTTTCCCGTCCGGGATCGGCCGCACCGCAAAACTGTTGACCGCCCGATCTGGTGCGTAAGCTTCTATTTTTTGAATCGCAGTTCGTGCCTGGTAGCCGATTCCCTGATATCTCCATAGGCTGTTTGCTTCCGCTGTTGCACCGTCTGCTTGCCATTCTGGCCAATCATCTGCAAACGCACCCGCACTGGGCGGTACTTCTATGCCAGCTTGCGCCATGGCAATCGCCATGGCTGCACCTGCGGATTTTAACGGAGCTGCTGCTGCAGCGGCCCCTTCGTTTCTGAGGTCTTCCTGTGATTTTTGCAATGCTTCCTCGATTCGATCCAGCTGGGATACTTCAGGCGTTTCAATCTCCTCGTATTCTGCTATGATCTGGTTTCCTTCATCAAGCATATAAATGATTCGCTTTCCTTCCACTTCGGCTGCCGCCGGAAATACAGGTTCTTCCAGCCAGATACAGCAATCGCTGCACCACGCTTGCGCTTCCTCGTAGGAAAGTATATCGTTGGTTGCTGTAATCCTGCGATTGTCATCGATCCATATCAGCATATGTTTGCCTCCTTTATTTTTCGTCGTAACACAGCGCAATTTTACTGACGCTGCCTGCCGTTGCAATGCTGCTATAATCTTCGTTATAAAAGGCAGTAAAAACGAGGATGTCTCCTTTGCGAACGCGCAAACTGAATGTCAGCGTGCTTGTGGTACTGCCTACATCTTTTTGAACCAGCTGTGCCAGATTCGTTGCAATTTGCATGCTTGCTTCGGCCACCGTTCCTACTGGCAACATCGCATCCGCAACCGAGCCGTGAATCGGGCGATACCCACCATCTTCCCTCGTTTCATTGAACGCATAATTCAAGACCAGATATACCGATTTGCTGCTGCTTGCTGTCTTAGAAACCGTTGCCGTTATCTTTACCTTTACCGTACCATCTCTTCTACAGATAAAGGGATCGTTTAAGATGCAAGACTTTAAGGAAATAGACGACGAACTGGTTTTAATTGCCGTCAGCGGAACATTTACTTTTTTATTCAGTAGAATGCTCCGTTCTGTGTTGCTGGGGTAATAAACCATGGTTCCCTCCTCATAGGCAGCCCGCAGCGCCTTTACTTCGGAAAATAGCGTCGTTTTCGGTGTATCCGGACTGCTTCCCAGCGTCGCTATGATCTGACGAACCAGTTCGACGACCGCGGCGCTGGAATTTTCCCGCAGATAGCCCGCTAGCCAATCCCATACCTCAAACATGGTGCTTAGTTGTAACGATTGTGCCACGTCTCCCGGCACGCCTATTTTTTCGATCATGTCCGTCATTAAGTCGTAGGCTTCGTGCAAATTCTGAAACAGCAACACCAGGGCGCCGTATTCGTTGCTGCTTTCGATGCTGCCCGTGGTTCGCAAGCTTTTTGTGACATAAATTTTAAATACGTTCGTTGACAGAATTTCCCTGTCATCTTTCCAGATGGAAATTTGCGTCAACAGTACCCCCGGCACAGCTAGCGCCTGCGTCGTCAACAAAAACTGACAACGACCCGCAGCTGCGGATGTGATTTCCCCGTCGTTAAACAGCTCTGTTCCGTCCGGCTTTCGCATATAGATGCGCACTTCTTCCCCGGATAAATTGAGAGGAATTCCCTTTTCCATCAGTACAACATCCAGATACCGGCTGTTGCTGTCCTCCTGTACTGCAGTTACAATATCCGTTATGGGTTCCTGGATATCAATTTGCAGCTTGGTATAGATTTTCGACACTCAGAGCCACCTCCAATTCGGCGTAATTTCTATGCGCTCCACGTTTCCAGTCCAGTTGATCCGGTTTTCTCCCACTTCGAACCGCGGAAACAGCCAGTCGTCTTCCTGTAGCGGTAGATACGTTCCGTTTTTGTTTTCTCCGTCCGTTTCTACTTCCATCACTTCGCTGTGAATGGTTACATGCCCATCTACCGCAGACAAGCGGTATCCTTTTCCGTTGATCGATAAGGTGACAGTGCCGGAACCGACAACAGTAATCGTCGGCTCCGCCTCCACGGTCCCTCTGTTATACAGCAGCGACGGCTGCTGTAAGATCACTTGATCGTCCGTTTCGTTGACGCTGTATTTGAAGGGATGGGTATCGAAATGCACTTGGAATTTTTGAAAGACCTTCATCATCTGCTCGATGGAAATCGCGTTGTCGATCCGCACGCGATAATATTTATCCGGTTCTGTGGAAAAGATAGCCGTGCCGCTCCCTGTCAGCCAGGCGCAAATGGCGTCGATATTCGCCCGTTTGATGATGGCGCACTCCACGGTTTTGGTATAATTTTCGTAGCTTCCATCATCGACGTGCAGCACGCCGTTGCGCCCCGGTACGTCGATGGTTTCCACCCGGCGTTTCGGTCGGCACACTGCCGGCATGGAAGTTACGATGATTCCCATGGCGCGGCTGTTCACACCATTGAAGATGAAGTATGGGTTTATGATTTGCTCCCCGTGTGTCACCTTCGATTTCCTCCTTTCGCATCGTTCTGCTGGCGGCGCAGAAATTCCAGGTCTTTGGCTAGCGTCTCTATACTTCTTCCGTTGCCGTTATCTACCCGGTCAATGTACAGGTTGATATCTCCATACCGATAGCTCTGCTGGTAGCTGGGGGCTCCTGCAGCAACCGGGATTGCCGTCTGCGCTATGCGCTGCATGCTCTGTTGCAGCATAGTGGACACCTTTCCTATGCGTTCGCTCCAACCAACGCCGACACCAGCTGCCATAAAGGAGCCCACCTGCTTAAATACGCCGCTGGGGCTGTGGATGTCCATTTCCTCCCGGGCGGCTCTGACCGCTGCCTGCAGCACCCTTGCGACCGCATTGACCACACCACTTTCGCCGCGTTCTACGCCCTCGGCCACGCTTTGCATGAGCAACGTTCCTGTTTTTTGATGTTCCGGGCAAAAGCTTTCGATCAGCTCTACTATCCGGTCCTTCAGTCCTGTGATATATTCCATCAGCAAGGGCTCCTGCTCCTGCATACTCGCGATGGCTGTTTGCATGCTTTGTGGTTGTGCCTGACGTTGCCCCTCTGCCGCTGCCGTTTCCACCTGACCTTGTAGATCGTATTCCAGTTCAATTTGTCGTGGCAGTTTCTGCAGTGTATTCCTGATGGCATCTACGGTTCCTTGCGCTTCTCTGACCGCCTGCTCTGCGTCGTCCTGCATGCCTGCGCCCAGGCCCTGCATGACCCAGCCGCCGACTTTTCTTGCCCAACGGGACGGTGATCCCGTAAAGAAGCCTTTCACTCCGGTAAACACCTGTTTGATGCTGTTGACAGCGCCCTGAACTTTCTCTTTGACGCCGCTCAATTTCTCGTCGATTCCGTTCCACAGGCCTTCTATGATGCGGCCGCCCAGCTGCCGCATTTCCTCCGGGATGCTAAAAAACCACTGCAGGGCATAATCGACCGCCGCAGGAATATCCTCTTGAAATAGTTTTGTGATATCCCCCACCGCTTCTCCGACAAACGCTTTGACATCGGCCCAAGCGGCATTGACTTTGGCCCGAAATTCTTCGTTGGTCTGATAGGCGGTTACGAAGGCCGCCACCAGTCCCGCCAAAAGCGATGTTACCAGAAGGATTGGATTGGCCTTCATTGTGGCATTCAGCAGAGTGAAGGCCTGCTTCATTTTTGTAACGACGCTGACCGTCATGCCGCCCTGCGAAATCAAGGTAGCCAGTCCCATGCCGGCAATCGCTGTCGCCAATCCTATAGTTAATGCCAGCAGTGGATTTCCCTCTTCGATCAAGTCCAGCGTAATTCCCAGAATTGCGTTCATGCCTTCTTTTAGTGCTGTTACCATGGGCGATAGCAGTTCTCCTAAGCGACCTGTATTCTCTTCCAGTTTGGCGCTGGCTTCGTTGGCTTCCCAGATGGCAGCGTTGTTTTCGCGCCAGCCGGCCGCTGCATTCATCAATCCCTGTTCCGCCAGCTCCTGCAACACCAGATTTGCCCGCTCGCTTTCCGTACCGGCAGCGGCAAGGCGCTCATTGAACGCATCTTCACTGGTTCCGGCCCAGTTTAGAACGTCGGCAAAAGTGCCTGTCACCTTTCCCACTTTAACGGTCTCGTTGATGGCCTCCGCCAGGCCGTCGATGGGAATGCTGTCTCCATACGTGGCCCATGCACCGATAGCCCCCTCTGTCAGCTGCTTTAATTGCTGCTGGGATACTCCCAGCGCCTGTAAATTCGCGGTTGCTGTCGCTGCCTGCTGGGTATCACCCAAAACGCCGTACAGTTGCCGATAAACCTGGGTTGTTTCCTCCGCGCTGTATCCGGCGTGCTCGCTGGATACCTCCAGCGTTCCCATGATCTTGCGGTATTCCGTCGTGCTTTCCACTAACCCGGAAATGCTGCTTGCCAGCGACTGGACAGCGCCGGCTACCGCGCCGCCCAGGAAAGCGTTCCGGAAGGCGTTGCCGCTTTCTTCGGCTTCATTTCCCATGTCACGCAGCCCGTCCGTTATATCGTCCGTTCCTCGTTCCAAGTCCCGCATTTCCTGTTCCATACGGGACATGTCTGCCGTAGTCTGGTTGATCTGCGTCTGCAATCGGTTGACCACGGTGACTTGCCGGTTGTATGCGTTCTGTGCCTTTATGGCTTCCGCGCTGTTTTCGCCGAATTGCGTCTTTGCGTGTTCCAGCTCCTGTGCCAGATCGGACAGTTTCTGCTTTGCCCGCTGACTCTGTGCCTGCAACACTTCGATTTTTTCTGCGGACACGGCAAGGGATTTCTGCAGCACCTGGCCTTTGGCTGCGGTAGAGGTTTCGCTGTCCTCCATGCCGGCAAAGGCAGCCACCGTTGCCTTCATCTCACTTCCCAGTGTTTTTAATTGTGCGTTGATAGCGCCCAGCGATTCCCGGAAAGTCTTTTCGCCATCAATGCCGATTCTTGCGCCAATATCTGCCGCCATGGTATCCCCTCCTTTCTTTGTCTATTGCCATGCCATCAGCTCCCAGAATGCGTCTTCTTCCTCTTGCCTGGTCCGTTTTTTGTCGGCTCCCTCCACCTTGATTTGTTCCACAGCAATCAGATCGCACAGCTCTCCGAACGGCAGCATGTAGGCCTGTTCATAGGTCAATCCGATGCGCAGGGCATACCAGATGTACCACTCAGCGGCAAATCCGGCTGAGTGGCTTCCCCGTTTTTTTCCGGCTCTGTCTCCACTTCGATTTCCCGCCGGGTTCCGCTTTCTATGGTTTCAAAGATGCTGACTTTTAAGTGTAACAGATCATCAACGCCGCACAGATCGTATAGATCATCGACCTGCAGCGGCTTTGGGTTGTCGATGCCCTGCAGGCTGGCATAGCGGCTGCCGGCCTGCATCATCTGGGACAGCAGCCAAAAGCATTCGTCCATCATCTTCGCTTCGTCGTCATCGTTCATCGCTTCGTCGATCCGTTCTAACTTCCCATATCGTTCGGTACAGTCCCGTATCACGCGAGCGGAAAAGCAGAGTAGATATCGCTTCTTGTCAATTTCTATCGTTCCTGTTCTCATTGTGTGTCCTCCATAACCGTTTGCCTGTGTCTATGCGGCCGTCGTAATCGACAGATAGTTTTTGATGATAGCCTCTGCATCGGCTTCGCTGTCCATGGGAGAAGAGATGTATTTCCACGGATGTTTTGTGGCGTCGCTGCGCAGGATCGTCGCGCTGATCTCCGGCGTTCCCCATTCGATGGTTTTCCCCTTGGTTTTCCAGGTGTCGTTCGGATTTGTGAATTTGATCTTCGGTAAAATGATTGCCTGCCACTTCACCGCATTGTTTTTCTGGATCATGGCAATCGCTCCGAATCCTAAATATGGCGTTTCCTGTTCATCGTTCCAGGCATATAGCTTGGCGTCTTTGGTTTCGATGCCTTCTGCCGTAACAGCCTCGGCAGTAATCCCCAGGATATCCAGCAGCACCTCCGGCAACAGTTCATCGTTGGTGATCTTTGCAGTTCCGCCGGCAAAGGTGTTGGCGCTTTCTGCCGGCCCGTTATCTGCATACAGCGTGTTATCGTCCGCCCCTTCCAGTTCAATGGACAATTCGACCGCCTTTCCCATCAGCGCCCCGCCGCTGTACGTGACCTGTTCTCCGTTATTTGTGTATTTTGCAACATATGGCTTGCTTAGTCCTATTTTGGCCATGCTGATTGCCTCCTTTCGTTCAGCGCTTCCTCAAAGACGCGCTGCATTCGTTTTTTTGCCTCTGGTTTCGCCTGCCGAATCGCAGGCGCCATAAACGGCGTCTTTTTTAAAAAACTGGTTCCGCTTTCCGCCGCGCGGGCGATCATGGCATTCGGCTGCCCTTTGGGATATTTCCTGCTTTTTACGCGGTTATATCCATCGAAGCCGATCTTCACGTGCAGAAACCCCTGATCGTCCTGCATAGGAGCCACACCGAAGCTGTCGATCAGACCTTCCTTTTGCGTCGGCGAAATCCCCTGTAAGGGATTCGCCCTTGTCCCCCAGCCCTGATCGGTGGGCAGCGTCCGAATCGCTTCTTTTACGGCGTCTGCTACCACGGCAGCGCCTTCATAGACTGCCCGCTCTGTGATCGCCTGGCTGTCCGCTTCGATCCTCTGCAGCGATTCCATGTATCCTTCCAGCCCTTCGAATGTGATCCTTGCCATTACCGCAGCACCTCCCAACGCCATTCGTAGTGATACAGCCCCGTTTCTTCTTCGTACTGTGTGCTGTTTTTTTCCCAGAAAATTGTAGGTTCCGCATCAAACGAGCCTTCCAGCGCTTCGATCCAGGGATCAAATTCCTGAATCGTGAACAGGTCCGTTGTTCCTGTAATTGCCTGCTCTATGTGCTGCCCGTCGGCGAACAGAGCATTTTCTCCGTCCTCCTGCCATACCAGATACCGATCTGCCTGCATTTGCTCGGCGTGCCGCACCGCATCGGTCACTTGCGTATGCGCCGCAATGATTCGCTCCTGCCAATTCATACAGTTCTCCCGCATTTTTGTTTGATGCTGCTTAATGTCATATCCATGGCTGGCGGGTAGCTGTTCGGTACGATCTGGATCATGGCGATTCCATAGACTTGCCCGTCTTCGGTGGTTGCCTGGTCCTGATTCGTGATTGGATACGGCGGTACCGGCGTGCGGATCACCCGTTTGATCTCGATCTGGTTCTGCTTGCCGCTGTAATACCGCTGGATTCCCAGACGCTGCTCCTCATAGGGCAGCTTTCCTTTCTCGATGGGCTGCGGTTGGGGCTGGTAGCCTGGCTCTGCCCGATCCTCGATCTGGTAGATGTGTACCATACCGCTGTTAAACCCCTGCGTGACCTGCGCTTTCTTCCGATGTGGTGCTGTCCACATACTGCCTCACCTGCCTTTCGTTTTGCATGGCTAAAATCAGTGCCCGGTAATTGGTTTCAAATACGTCTATCGCATCGTCTCGCAGATATCGCACACACTCCATCAGCAGCAGGCGCGGCAGCCCGTCGGTGTCATAGTCCAGCGCTGCCCCGCCTTTGCTGTCCAGATAGATCGAGGCGGATGCGATCAGGCCGCGAAGGCGATCTTCCGTGGCCTGATCTTCCCATGTGATCTGTACGTGTGTTTTTACGTCTGCGATCAGCTGCTCAGGGATTTCCTGCCGCAGCATCAGGCTTTTGTTACCGTTACGGTATACGTGGCCTTCGTGGTCCCGTCTTCTGCCGTAATCGTTACCGTTACCGTGTTGTCGCCTTCTTTCCAGGCGGCTGCTGTGCCGTTTTCTATGCTTTGCGCCGCATCATCGCCCGCCTTGATCGCAATTTCTATCGTGGCCCCGGCATCTGCAGGCACCACCGTGATCGTGTTGGTCGCATTCGTCGTCTGCGCCGTATAGGTCGTGGTCTCTGCGGAAACTGCCGGCGTCAGCTGCAGGCTTCCAATTCGCAAATCCGAGATCGCTGCATTGGTGGACGGCTTCTGTTCGGTCAGCTGTGTTACCAGATAGGTTTTCGGCTGCAGCTTGGAGATATCCAAAGACAAAAAGGCATTGTTATCCATAGGGAACCCGTTGGCGTACAGCTTAATCAGATACACGCGGGCATCTTCCAGAAACTGATAGTGATCCGAATATTCGATGCGTCCGTTTGTGTCCATGCCGGCGGCCAGGAAGTATTTATATCCCATGCCCAAAAGCGCCTTGCCCTTTTTCAGGGCTGCGCTCTGGATGACGGTCATCGGATAGGGCATCACATCGTTACGATACGTACCATCTGGTGCCATGACCGTGGTCGCCGGCATTACCTTCTGCAGATAGTCCTGCGGGTTTACAATGAGGATGACATCCTTCGGCACCCGGTACTGCCCGTTTTCGTTCACGGCCAGAAGCGACACCAGATTTCCCACGGTTTTCACATCCAGATTGGCCACGGCAATCGCTTCCTTTTCCGGGTAAGCGCCATTCACCACAGCCACGCCGGGCGCAATGTTTCGGTTCATTCCCACGGGTTTATCTTTTCCATCGCCGGCTACAATCCCAGCTTCCAGGCCATTGGCTAATGCCTCGTACAGTACCTGACGGATGAAGGAATCCAGCCATTCCGGCCCCAGGTCGATCATGGCTTTGCACACCGGCAAAAATGCCGACAGCTTCTGTAGTCCCGTATCCACTTCCTTGAAGCCGGCCAGAATTTCTTTGATGATTTTGTCGCACAGCTGCCCCCACTGCGCTTCCTGTCGTCCGTTGGTATTGAGCAGCATCTTGATGGCAGCACCGGTGGGTGTAAATTGAATGTGAGATAACAGCGGATGCTCCGTTTTCAAATCTTCAAACACTGAATGTAATACGGTTTCTGGCATCACCACATCCAGATTTGCCAGCGCCTGCTTGGGATCGCTTGCCTGCATGGCTTTACCTACCTGCTGGTAATAGGTCCGTTCCTGGTTGGTCAGCTGACGCACGCCACGCTGTGCCAATACACTGCGGTCAGCGTCGTGCTTCGCCTGTTCCAGTGCCTCTTCGTACTGCTGTTTCAGCTCTTCCCGGATGCATTCCATCATTTGTGTCATTGCTCGCGAATACCCCTCGGCATCGTTTTCCTGCAGTGCCTTGTGCATGGCTGCCCGGATGTCTTCTTTGTTCAAAATATCGTTGGATTTCATTGTGGTTCTCCTTTCATGAAACTCTTTTGGATTGTCTGCATCAGGCCGGCAGGCGCCGATGCCTTTGTTGTTTTGGGTGGCGAAAGCAGCTGCTGCAGCTGCGCCGCCAGGTGCTTTTGCAACTCCACTCGCTGTTGCAGGTTGAGGTTTGCCCTCTGCAGCATTTCTTTGGCCTGCGTCAAATCGGCGTCCTGTTCAGTTATGCGGTCAGCCAATCCCAGCCGGATGCAGTCCTGCGCCGTCAGCCAGGTCTCTGCGTCCATCATCGCGATCAGCTCCTCCTCCGACAGCCGATCTCCTGCCTTGCGCAAATACGCCTGCCGCCCGGCCGCATTGATTAAATCCAGGTCATCCGCGGTTTTACGCAGCTCCGCCGCATTACCGATCACTGCCATCCACATGTTGTGGATCATCATCATGGTATTTGCCGGCATGACAACTTCATCGCCCGCCATGGCAATCACCGACGCGATAGAGCAGGCGAATCCGTCAACGTATACGGTCTTATGCGCCGGATGGCGGCGCAGCTGGTTATAGATGGCTGTCCCCTCAAATACACTGCCGCCGTAGCTGTTGATGTAGATGTGGATCTGTTTTACTTCTGGGTATTTGCCCAGCTCTTCCCGGAAGTGCTGGGCGCTGGTTTCGCTTCTTTGAATGTCTCCCGTGGTCCAGTCGTAGCGGTAGCCGCCCTCCACGTTGCCGTAGATGTACAGCTCCAACACTTCTGCATCAACGGTTTGCCGCAGCTCCCACATTGGTTTTTGTTTCATTGGTTCCCCCTTTCTTTGCCTCTGCTGCCCGCGCTGCCGCTTCTATCATGCCGATGTTTAAGGTCAGCCAGTGCTGATCCGCCCAGGGTTCTTCGATCCGGCTCTGCCCGGCAGCAATTCTGACATCGTTAATCGAATACGCACCGGAACCGATCAGCTTTTCGATATTGGCTGCATTGGCAAACATATCGAAATGGATCATGGTGGATGTGTCGATCCTCAAGTAATTTCCCCGCTTCCATTCTTCCCTTCCGTATCGCTTGCGAACGATCTCCTCCTGCAGCTGATCGCACAGCGGATCAATGCCCGTCGTCAGCCATCGCAATAGCGCGTCCTTCGTTCCGGCTACATTCCCTAAAAGCAGTACCGGCGGAATCCCGAAGGCGTTTGCTGTAAATGAGAAAATATCGTCTACCATGGCCCGGATATCCCGCGTACTTCTTTGCGTATCCGGATTCCCGCCCAGGTTTTCGTAGTGATAGCCGTCAAACTCCGGTAAGATGGCATTGTCTCCGTCAAAAAACGGCTTGACGTTGGTCTGGATCATCTCCGTATATCGGGACAGGAAATCCTCTCCTCCCTGCTGAATCTGATCCACATGGACTTTCATGTGTCGCCCAGAGCTCCAGGTGTATTGCTTAATCGCAGCTACCATCAGCCGCTGATAGGCATCATAGACCCGATCTACCACCTTCTTTGTGTTGCTGTGCTGCAACCGGAAATGTAGTACATCTTGTTCATAAAAGGATTTGCTATACGTAACTTCACCAACCCGTACATCCCGGTATTCGTTCGGCCGGTCCGGATACGTCATGGGCCGTTCAAAGTCGTCAGCGACAACCAATGTTTCACGGCCCGATTGCGCCTGCGACAGCACCAGTGCTTCATTTTGCGACAGCAATTTGTAAATCAGCTGGTGCAAAAATACGGTGCTGTTCTGGTTGCTGTTCGGCTCGAAATTCCATAGCCAGTATTCGTCTGCCTGCACGGATTCCCCGTTACGATACGTCTGAAACTCGCATTTCCCTACTGCATTGGCAATCAGATTCACGCAGCAGTGGAAGGCCAGTTCCCGGATTTGCAGCTCCTGCGCTGCTTCCAGCAGTTCCTTGCCGGGTACAGAGCCCCTGAATGGTTTCGGCTCTAATTTTTTTAGCAGCCAATCCCGTATCGATCCCATTTTCGTTTCCTCCTCTCCTCATAATCGCATGGCTCCCACTGGGGGCAGCTCTATTTGCTGTCCTTTGCCCAACACCGGCTCCACTACCATGCTTGCCACCAGCGCCATAAACGGATCGGTCTTTCGGGACTTGCCTTCGATTTTTGCGTAGATATAGTTGCCCGTATCCACGCCTTTTTTCTGTGAGCTTCGCACCCGCTTGGTGTTGTTGACTGCCCAGCGCAGACAAGGGTTATTCCCCCAGCAAAACAAGCCACGATCAAAGCAGTCCTGGATCACCGGCTCCACCATCATAATGTCCGATGGCCGCACCCGCTTTACCCGTTCTTTATCCTCTGCATCAAAGCCGATCTGTTTCATGGATTCCGATACCAAGGTCCAACGGTAGTGATCCATTGCCAGCATTTTGATGTGATACTTCTTTCCCGCCTCGAAGATGGCTTCGGCCAATAAATCCGGGTGGATACTGACCTGATCTACCGCGGTAATCAGCCCCGCTTCTACCCAGTCCCGCCAGGGTGCTTTGATGCGATGTAAGGTCTTGGATTGCAGGCACAGCCAGGCATGATTAACGTCGAACCGCTGTTCGCCCCGCCGAAAGTGAAAATTCAATGCGGCCCAGTCGGACAGCTCCGCATAGTCCATACCCACTGTGCAGCTCCACCCCTGAAGGTCCGGCAGTTCCCGGTTGGTACGTTTCACTTTTTCGTAGTCCGTTACGCTGCATTCTTTTTGCCCTGCCCGAAGGTTCATACGCTTGGTTAAAAAGTCTCCGTTTTGCTCCGGGTTCTCGCACCAGTCCCGGTATTCCTCCTCCGTTTCTTTCTGCAGGTGTGGCAGGTAGGGAAGAGATGGGTTTGCCATGGTCCAATTTGCGGGATCGTGTACCTGTTCTTTGTTTTTCAGGCAGCAGATAAACGGCAGAAAGCCGCGGTCCGCTTCTCCCTCGAACAAGATGCGCCTTCCCCGGTCCAGATACGCATCTAACGGCCCGTCGCTGATCTCTCCGTTTGACGTAAAGATGCCGACCCGCGGCTGGGCTACTTTCCCCTGGCCTGTAATAAATACCTTGATGTTGTCGTAGTTTTCATAAGCGTGTACCTCGTTAAAAACGACTTTCCCGGAGCGCATGCCGTCCCGGCCCTTGGGGTTGTTGGTCCGGCCTTTGATCACGCCCCGATTTTTCCGGCCCTGCACCAGCTCCTTGGTGTGGTAGAAATGCCGTTTGAGTTTGCCCTCCTGGCCTGGCTGTTCCAATGCCTCTACGATGTCCCTGACTGGCGTCATTGCCTGTTCCTCATTGTTGGCGCAGATGTCTACGTTGTAGTGGGATACCGGATTGTAGGGGGACACGGAGCAAGCAGCATCAAAAGCGATGTATCCGTCTTTTCCTGCGCCACGTCCTACCATGCACAGCAGTGTTTTCCAGCGGGGCTCCCCGTCCATTCGATAGGTGCAATTCCATAACGTAAATAGAAACTGCTCCCAGGCAAACAGCTTCGCATAGGGAAAATATTTCAGCAGCCGCAAATACCGATGCAGCTGTTCCGTATCTACGCGCAGCTGCTCTTCCCGAAAGCATCGTCGGACATAGGCTGCCAGGGCTTTTTGTTCTTCGCAGACCCGGTATGTCCCCGATTCCACCAGTTCGATATATGGGAGCAGCTCTGGTGGAAGGTTACAGCTCATCGTCTTCGCTCCCCTTACCCGAAGCCGCGTCCTCCTTGAAGCCCAGCGCCTGATAGATGGCCAGCATCTGGCGGGATACCTGCACGGCCAGCGATACACTTCGGTTTTCCACCGACATCTGGCGCTTTTCGTCCATGACGCAAACGCCACGCGCAGCAATGTCTTCTTCCAGCCGCTTTCTCTGCACCCAGAAGTCCATGTATTCCTGTACTTTATCCACATATAGCTGTTCCACCATGCCGCGGGCCTGCAACTGCTCCAACAGCGACCGTCGCAGCTCCTTGTATTCTTTGGTGGCTTCATAGTTTCTCTTTCTCTGTTCCATGCGCTCCCTCCTTTCTGCCGCCCCCTCCGGCGCTGCGCGCGCGTGCGCGCGAAGAAACTCTCCTTTGTCCGG